GTTCCGCATCCCGGCCATGCAGTTCTCTGGAATCTCAGATGGCAACCGAGATGAGGTGATGATCCTGGACTCGACAACCACCCTGACGGGCGGAGATATGGGTGAGTCAATGCTGGAGAGCCCGACTTCGACTTCCACATCATCTACTCCCATTGACCCGCGCCTCGGCACGGACAACGAATTCACTTTAGTTCTTTTCTAAACCCGGCAACTAGGAGGCACCTATGCCGATTGCACTCGACCCCAAGGCGACGTTTCAATACGTCCTCCAAGATGACAGGAAGCTACCCGAGGAGGAGCGCACGGAATTCACCCTGCGCGGCCTGACGGTAGCCGAAGAAGCCCGCGTATCGGACTCGATGATCTCGTCGGTCCCAGGAGCGGATGAACTCTCCTTCCGTTCAGGTACGCACCAACTCACCGTGCTGCGTCACGGGCTCCGTGGATGGAGCAACTTCAACGGTGGAGACGGCAGCGAGATCGTCTTTGAACGCGGGAAGAGCAACCCCCGCTGCGTTACAGATGATTGCCTAGACCGGCTAGGCAGCGCACACCGCACGGAACTCTGCAACGCAATCCTTGATCGGGGGGCTGTGACGGAGGCCGAGGGGGAGTGATACGGGCGGCTGTGGCGCAGGCATGGGGACTCGGCGTGGCGAAAGCCTGCAATCAGACGTTCCCTACCTGCTCGCGCTGCACCCGCCCGGACAGCGAAGACATCCGCAAGATGTGGGGATGCGACGAGCCCGCTGATCGCAGCGTGTGGGAATCGACGTGCCCACGGTGTAGCGGTTCGGACGGGAACTGCCCACGCTGCGAAGGTACGGGGGAGGTCTCTTATCACCGCTGCCCAAACGCCATCGTGAAGAGTCAGGGTGTAGGCGTGGAGAGGCAGATCGACCTCCTCATGCGTTCCTACTCCCACTACGACAGGAGAAACGTGCTGCCCGTGGTCGGCGCTTGGCTTGACCAGTCCCGCAGTTACCTCGCGTGTGTAGACATCATCGACGCAGAGCGCAACTTCTGGGAGAGAGCCCTTCAGGAGTACCAAGAGCGCCAGCGCAAGGTGGCTGAGATGAAGTCCAAAGCTCCCAGGGGGAGACGATAAACCGTGGCTGCCTCCCAACGCCAAATGGCCGAGCTTGAGCTTCGCCTTCGCGACTTTGTCTCGAAGGAAATGAAGCGCATGGGTCGGAACATGAAGAAGGAGGCCACAGCCATGCAGAAGGTGTGGAAGGGGGTTAGCCGCGCTGTGGTGGGGGTCGGCCTTGCCCTGAAGATCGCGTTTGCCGCTGCGGTCTTTAAGGGGCTCCGCACGGGAGTCCAGAGAGCGATGGAGTTTAGCCACGCGATGCAGGAGGTGCGAACGATCATGGATGAAACCTCGATGTCGTTTGAGGACGCATCGAGCGCCGTGTCGGACTTGGCGTTGTCTCTTGGGCGCTCCGAGATTGAGGTCTCTAAGGCTCTGTACCAGACCCTGTCTGCTGGTGTGACGGATACTGCGGAGGCCATGATGCTCCTCAATCAGGCAGGGAGGCTAGGGGTTGCGGCCCTGATGACGACCAATGAGGCTGTGGACCTTCTGACCAACACGTTCAATGCGTATGGGATGGAGATCAGCGAGCGGACGCTCACTGCCACCTCAGACTTGATGCAGCAGACCATCAGGCTCGGAAAAGTCGTCGGCCCTGAACTAGCCCACAGCCTCGGGTACGTTATGCCCATCGCGTCGAACCTCGGCGTGTCGCTTGAAGAGCTAAACGCGATGCTCGCCTCGCTCACACTGGGGGGCATGAATGCAAACATGGCCGCCACTCAGTTGCGTCAGGCGTTCGCCCAGTTGCTGCACCCGACAGACGATGCGAAAGAATTGCTGCACGAGTATGGCCTCGACGTAAGCGCCGCAAGGGTCCAGGCAGAGGGGTTCCTTCCGGTCTTGAGGTCGATCCGAGAAGCGTTCGGAGGCAACGCAAAAGCCCTCCAAACCCTCTTCCCCAACATCCGTGGCTTGATCGGCATCATGGCCCTCGCTGGGAACCAGTTTGAAGATGTCCAGCGCATCATGGGTGAATTTGAGGGCGCTGCCGGGGCCACGGAAGATGCGTTCGACAAGATGCAAAATTCCCTCCAAGTCAAGATGAACAAGCTCCAAGAGGCTTGGGCTCAGGCCTGGAAGTCTATCGGCGAGTCGATGCTGGGCGTCATGGAGGAGATGACGCCGGAAGAGGTCGATCAACGCGCAGATGCGATCCGGGCAATCGGTGAGGCAAACGCGGAAAGCTGGAGGATATTGGGCGCTGCCATATCTGCCACTATTGCTTCTATCGGGGCTTCTATTAAGCCGTTAGCGGATTTGGCTACCTGGAGTACACGCCCCTTTATCGACGCATGGGAAGATGTTGGAGATTCAATTGACAAGGCACAAAGTGGGGACTTTGTGGGCTGGTGGGTGTCGGGAATGGAAGCCCTCGGCCACGGGATCGAGGGAGCCGCTGGCCCTCTTCGGCTTCTTTGGGAAGAGGGAGAAAAGGCGGGGGAGGTGTTTGCCGAGTGGGGCTCTGCCTTTGACCCGACGATAATGACCGACGCCGCCAAGGAGAACATCAACCTTCTGATTGAACAAAGCCAAGAACAGCGAGCTTACACGCTTGCCATTATTGAGCAGGAAAGGGTCACAAATGATTTGACCGACGCAGGCGTTGCACGAAGAAAAGATTTAGAAGCGCAGGCTGCTGGGCTTGGCGACATGGTTAAGCAGCTTCGTGGAACGCTTGACATGATGGAGCAGATCAAGACGGCACAGGCTGCTATCGAGGGCCTTGAGGCCGACATACCTATAAGGGCAAAGGCGTTGTTGCGGGTGGACTCGGACGTGGCTAGAGAGGCGATTGCGAAGATCCAACAAGAGGTTGATCGCTTTGTCGCTCAAGGCGGTCTAATCGCCCACCTTGAACTAGATGTGGACACAAGCTCGCTGATGGCAAGCGAAGCTAAACGGCTGGCTGAAGTAGAGAGCCTCCTGAAGAAGGAAGAGGCCGCGTATCTGTTGATGATGGAGGGTCGTGTTGAGGGGGCAAGCTGGGCCTCTGAGGAAGAAGCAAAACTTCATCCCGGCGCGATCAAGCTGCATGAAGATATGCTGCGCTGGAAGCAAAAGAACGCCGAGGGCTATCTCGCCGACATCACCGAAGCGACCGTGAATGCTGAGAAGGACCTTCTTGACCGACGAAAGTTCTTCCTCCAGTTAGAGGACGAACTTGGCCTGCAAGACAGCAAGTCTAAGAAGGCGCGGGTCGATGAGCAGATGCAGCTTGACATCGACCTGTTTAAGAACAAGCGAGACGCCGCCTGGGAAGATTTAAGCACCTCTGAAGAGTTCGCGCTGATGAGCGAAAAGCTCCAGAGGAAGACGGCGCGTGAATTTAGGAAGACCTGGGACGCTGACACTGCTTACTACATCAAGTTGCTCAAGAAGAGGTCTCGGGCGCAGAAGAAGGAGTTCGATGGTGACATAGTTAAGCTCAAAGGATATGCCGAGCACGCCAAAGAGGAGTTGACCAAACTGGGCAAGTGGTCTGTAACTCTGGGCGCTCAGATCGGCTTGCAGCTTCGTGAGGCGGTGACTGACCTGCTCGACTTTGAGGGTGGCTTGGGGTCCATTGAATCGCTTGTGCAGCCCACGGCATATCAGGAGCTAGTGGAGCTAAACACGATAATCGCCGTGGCCGAACAGAACTGGATCTCCCTGCTCGGGACGACAGCTACCGACGAAGAGATCTTTATTGCGCGGCAGAACATTGACAACGTCAAAGAGTTTGCCTTGCAGGAGGCTATCGCAGCAGAGCAAACCGAGCGCCTGGGCTATGCCTTGCGTGACATCAAGGGGCTCGTAGGGGTCGATCTTGCCGAGGCGCTGGGGACGGCGGGTACGAGCCTTGCGGTCTTGGGGAACCTGTACGTTCCGACCGCTGCCGATAACCTCAGGAACTTCGATGCTCAGGTCGAGCAGGCAAGACTAGAACTGGCCGCGTTTGCCAAGCAGAACCCCGGTGAACTCGAAAAAATAGCCTCCCTAGAGAATCTCATTACTCGTATGGGTGAATACCGAAAAGAGTTGGTTCTCGCCCAAGAAGCGGAGGCCCTCCTTGCGGAGAACGACCGGCTGAAGGAATCGTTGTCGGACTTAGACCTCTCTTTTTCTTCTATCGCAGAGCATTGGGACGATATTGGCAAGAGCTTCAAGCTGGGCATACAGGGATGGATGGAGAGTGTCGGTGACCTCAATGCACAGATCCAAGACCTTGCTGCTGGAGCGATGAACGCCCTTGTAAGCGAAACAATGAACTTCATCGACGGAACGAAGAGCGCCAAAGAAGCGTGGAAGGACTATGCCAAGACCTTCTTCAAGTTGATCGCTGAGATGATCCTCCAGCTTCAGATTAAGAAGTTGCTAGAGGGGTGGGGATGGGCTGAAGGGGGCACCATCGAAGGCGGCACGGGAGATGGTGCAGAACTGGCGATGGGCGGCTTGGTGAAAGGTGGTGTCGGCAGGATGATCCCCCTCGCCTCTGGCGGCGTCGTGTCCGGCGGCTTGGGGCGCGTCCTCCCCGTTCATGGCTACCTGAAGGGTGGCCCCATCGTTGATGGGCCGCACGTTGCCCTGATCGGTGAGGGCAAGATGAACGAAGCCGTGGTCCCTCTGCCCGATGGCAAAAGCATCCCTGTGAGTATGAGCGGCGGTGGAGGCACCAGCATCAGCATCAACATCGACGCCATCGACTCCGGGTCTGTGAAGACCATGCTGATTGACGAAGCGTCCACCTTGACCAACATCATCCGTAACGCAATGGACGAAGACCGGCTGTTCCACACGACATTCAGTAGGTAATCGTGTGGCGCAACTGCTCCCGAAAGACGAGACGTTTCAGGCGCCCGATTGGAGCGGGAACACGACGACTCCCGCCGACTGGAAATCGCCGCCGTGGTACTACTACTACATCGGCTTCAGTCCGTCGAAGTACCTAGACACAGGCGGCACTTACCCACTCCTGATTGGCGGAAAAGCTCCCTGCATCGGCACGTCGGCCTTGATGACGCCTGCGCCGGACTCAAACACCGCGCTCAACTGCGTGATGACTGACCCCAACGGGTCTTTCGTGCCAGAGACCCCACTTCGGGCAGTCCTTTGCCGGGAAGAAGACTCCTTCGAGCACGACACGTTGAATGTGAAGGTAACCTTCGGCCTTGAAGTGGTCGGAGGCGCTGGCGCTGGCTATGCCTTTAGTGGTGGAGGGGGCACCGGCAGCCCCACTCCTGGCGGGGGGTTCTCGTTCCCGCGCTCGCCAACAAACCACCCTACAAGCCAGAAGTTCCACACAGGGATGAGCCCCGGACATGGCGGGACGTGGACAGCAGGCGGGGGTCTTAGTGCCCAAGGCAGCGATTCGTCGCCCATCAACCCGTGGCCTGCGTGGCGCGGCAACGCGATCTTTGTCCGAGCTGGAGGTGGAGTGCCGATTGCCGTGAACGGTGCCACCGAATCACCTTTCACCGACGCAAACAACACAAAACGTCTCTGGTACTACGGCTGCGTCGATCACTACGCCTTTATTGCATACCCGAGTAGTGCCGGAGGTTCTGCAACCGCGCCGGACCTCAAACTTGAGATTTGGCAAGTCATCTACACAAACCCTTCAGGAACATTAAGCAACACAGAACGCTTGCTGATGGCGCAGTCTGTTAGCACCGGGGCAACCGACATTGACTTCCGGCAGCCGTTCCACATGAGGCTGGTTGTGGCTAACGATGGCAGCGTTAATCCGACGTTCGAGGCATACATCGGCAAGTACATCGATTCCTCTGGTGTTGTCCATGATGAGGTCCAATGCTTCAAGGATGGCGTGTTCTCAACGACCTCAACCTATCCAGGGTCTCCCGGTACAGACGTGACTCATAACTCGACTACGGGACTCGTCACCGACGAGCACTCCACAAAGATCACGGATACCGAGAACAAGACGATTGGCTTTGCCACAGCCACGGACGCCAACGTGGATGTGAGCGCCGAGCTTGGGGCCACCGATCCGGTCTTTTGGGCTACGCACACGGGGGTCTACGAAATCGACGCTAAGGATGTCGGTGACCGCGTGAAGTACAACGACGTGTTTGAGCGCGTGGTGGAGGGGGTTGGCCGCAGCGGCAGAAACCTCGTGGTGAACAACCTTGTAACCATGACGGGCATTCAGGGTGCTCAGGCAAACGGGATGTTCACCTTTGATGGCTACGCCAAGCAACTCCCCGTCTCGTTGTCGTCTTCCACGCTGAACCTCAACATGGTCCGGCAGTCGCTCTTGTGGACGGACGGTCCAGCAGTCGTGGATGACCCGAACGACTATGTGCGCCTAGACTACGACTACGACAACGCTGTAGCCAATCGTCCTTACAATGTCATGCGACCTTGCGTCATGCTTAGGCCGTCTACGCAGCTATACAACCACCACCGGGCAATTTCCTTCATGGTGGGAAGCGAAGGAGATGATTTCGAGACTGCCTCATACGAAGTAGGGATTTTCCTTCGCGGCTACTTTGATGGATACAACCTCTACGGGCTGTGTTGCTATGTCGGCTGGACTACGGACAACGCCCAGTCGATCACCAGCGCCCATGTCACGCTGGCCTACCGTAACTGCTTGTACAGCACGACGAACCCTGAGTCGAACGCCGATGTAAGCCCGACGCCAACGACTGTAATCGCCAGAAAAAGCTGGGCGACAGGTACGGCTGGCGGCTTTGCCAATTTGTACGACACGGGGAGTGGTAGCTTCAAATACTTCACTCTTGACGTTGAGTGCGAAAGCTACGATCAGGCGAACTCTCCTTCCGCTGCGGGATTGTACAAGGTCAAGTGGGGAGAGGCAGGGTCAGAGGCTTACATCGAGCTTGACGATCAAACAGCCCCCTATCAAGGGAGCACGTCTTCTCCCTACACGGTAGTGGAGCCCGACCCTGTCGTGTCTTCAGGCCGCGCAGAGGGCTTTTGGTTTCTTTGCAATCAGCCTCAAACAACAACGGGTCCAGCTACCGTGTTTGAAGACTTCCGCTTCAAGGACTGGAAGGAGGGAACCATCTCGACGGACCCCGGAGGGTACACAGCCCCCGACGCGCAGGATTCGGTGGCCGTTTCCGGCGAAGGAACCCCGGTCGGATCTTTGAACGTGACGGGGGGCGCTCTTGCAATCGCCGGGGAAGGTATTTGGGACGTAGAGGCGGAGGTGGATGTGGAGTTCTTCTATCCCATCCGCAAAATGCAGTTTGATTCGGGTCACACCTACGGATCCCCGCTCAACTCGGAGAACCGTCGCCGCTGGAGGGTTCGGATCAAGGGCATGGACCTTACGGTCTACCAGTCCCTTCAGACCTTCTTTAATTCCCACAACGGTCCTGAGATCCCGTTCTCGTTCAAAGTGCCCATCCCCGACGATGGAACCGCGTCGGGCAGCACAGCGGAGGCGACAGAAACCGTTTCAGGATGGTTCTCGGACGATACCCTGGTAGTCGATGAGATCACTTACCAGACCTATGACGTGGCCTTCTCTGTAGAGGAACTGTTGGTTACATGAGCCCGACCCCCAACGTCCCCACAATCGCCTTCATCGAGAAGAACCTGCTTGCCACCAAGCAGCGTTGGGTCTGGTTGTATGAAATTGAGGTGCCCACGACTCCGGCGACTCGCTACCGATTTGTTCGCGATTCGTCCCAGGTGACGTTTCGAGGCAACATTTACTACCCGTTCCCCATCTCGCACAGCGAGACCAGGCAAGACGACAAGGGAAACCTCCCGAGGGTCAACATGACGGTCTCCAACGTGAGCAGAGAGGTCGTAGACAATCTAAACAGCTACGGCGGTCTCGTAGGGCAGCCCGTGAGGATCATCCTCACTCACGAATTGGCGATTGCCACAAACAGCTCGATCATTGAGCACGACTTTAAAATTGTCACGACCAACATCAACGAAGACGCTGTGACGGCGAGCCTCGGGGACCTCAACCTATACGACGCCAAGTTGCCGCAGCAGAAGATGATGCGCTTCTATTGCCGCCATCAGTACCAAGATGGGGGGTGCGGCTATCATGTAGACAACTCAGATACAGCCAACTACCTCGACTCTTGCGACAAGAGCCTTAACGGCGCAAACGGATGCCGAGTGCATGGAGAATCAGAGGCCGCTGCTGGGATCACGATTCTTCACCCTGAGCGTTTCGGCGGCTTCCCTGGCATTCCCGAGCCCACGACCCAGGCTTTCCGATGAGTCTTGCGTGGAAAGATTTGCTTGGGGTCCCCTTTGTTCGGCATGGGGCCGGAGCGGAGGGGTTGGACTGCACAACTGTTGCCGAAGAGGTACTTGTGCGCCTCGGAAAAACACCTCCCCCTACGTCTGCCTTCAGGTTCGCTCAGAGCCACTCTAGGGAGGTCACAGACTATTTTGATGCGATGACCCTCGCATACGACAAGCTGGGCGAAGATGCGCGAGACGCCACTAGAGAGGGCGACATCGTAGTGTGCCTTGATGACGGTGGGTTGCCCCGCGCTCTTTTCGTCATGGTTGACGCCAAGATGGGAACCTTCCTCACATCCACACACAATCACGGTGTCCGAGCCCTGCGCCGGAGCAACCTCAAGAACGTGGCCTCGGTCCATCGATTGAAGGAGGATCCCGAATGATCCATGTCGGTCTAATTCCGAACGTCTTTGAACCCCAGAAGCGGGAGAGCGCGACGCTCCAGTTTAGGGATGGGATGACCACACGAGATGTGGCTTC